AATAAATATAAAGCTTGACATTACGTCCTAATCACGTATACTTTGAGTCATAAGGTTAATTAATCTTATATTTTAACTAAACCAAAAAAAAGGAATTATTATGACAATCAATCAAATGAAAGACTATTTAGACACTTTAATCGCAGATGGATATGGCGACAACAAAATGAGAATTATGATACAAGATTCTTACTCACATGGTCAATACGGAGTTGAAGCTCGTTTGAATAAATCTAGAACTATGACTAACAGTGATATGAAACATACTGGAATCTTTTTTAAGATTCAAGATTCTGACTGTCATACAAACTATGATGTTAATCAAAATGCAATAACTAAACCTTGCATTACATTTAGAAAACAATAATTTTAACGGGGCGAAAGCCCCAACCAAAACAAGGAGATACAAATGGACACTAATAACAAAATGGATAGATGGACTGGAGTTGACTGGATGGTTTCTTTTAAAAGAAGCACTAGAGATAACCCTACTCATTCAATCAAAATAACAGCACCATGTTGGAATGTACATGATGCAAGACAATGGATTATGGATGCAACTGGATGTCATGTAGCTGGAATATCTAGATGTGATACAGACGACCAACCAATTATTCAAGATATAAGAAGGGGATAAAAATGAACGGACATACAGACGTAGTAGACATGGAAGAAAAAGGTGAAATTGAATTAGTTGATAATGAATTTGTACCAATGGATTGGCAAGATATGCAGGCTCGTGACCAAGAAGAAATGGACGCACACGCAGAAGCAGAAGAACAAATTAAAACTGAAATTAAAAACGATGCTATTTTTGAAGAAGAAAAAGAAAAACGAGCAGGATTTTTTAATACTTCATATGAAGATGAAATTAAGGAGAGAAAAAATGATTAAGACTTTAAAACATTTTTTATGGAAACATGGATTTATTCGTAGTGAGTTTAGACGGACTCAAATACCTTACCAAAAATTCACCAAAAAAACACAAAGAGGAAGATATTACGTTTTAGGTTTTTGCATGGGATTGGTACCGTATGTGGTTCATATGCAAGGATGGTTGAAATGATATTAAACGAGCGAGATTATCAAGACGATATACATATCTTTCAATTAATAACTTTACGCAAAGGATTGCAATCTGAGTGTAAAGGTTTTCAAATGAGTAAAAAGAGTTGCTATTCAATTATCAAAAAAAGATGGAATTTGAAAGGCAACAAAAAATCTGTCCTTGAACAATTTGAATGGGCATTAAATGAAATAGGAGTATTAAATGATAACTAATCAAAAAATAATAATTGAAAAATGGTTACTTGACCATGGTTCAATCACTGGCAAACAAGCAATGGATGAATGTGGAGTGTATAGACTATCTGCTGTAATTTTTGAGCTGAGAAAAAGAGGTTTAGATATAACAACAAACACTTTGGCCGTAAAAAATAGATATGGGAAAATTAGTCATGTTGCTCAATATCAATATAAGAAAAACAAACCCGAAAATTATATTGCCAATTTCAATAACATTGTTGAACGAGCAATGAAAAAATATAGGAGCGTATGATGACAGTATTAAAGGATTTATATTTAAAATATGGTTTAGAAAAAACGGATATGTTTCCACATGCTCATTACACAATTATTAAAAGAGAAGGCATTGAAAAAATAGAAGCCATATCTAAAATTAAAGTTGAATATAAATTACATGCGTGTACAGAAACTTATTGCGCTGTAGAATGTATAACAACACTTAAAGGTAAACCACCAATAGTTATGTTTGCGTCTGCTATGAACTCAAAAAATGGTAAAAGTTGTAACAATTTTTACTTATTGGAAATGGCTCAAAAACGTGCTTTGTCTAGAAGCATTTTAAAAAATTGCGGTTTTTATACGCTCGGACATTATGGCGAAGATGAAGCTGAAGATTTTTCTAAATCAAATCCAAATAAAGGGGCAACAGCGTATAATAAAATTAACGCGGCACAACGAAGTATTCCAATTGTAGCAATGTTAGACGGATTGAAAGACGCCAAAAAATATGGAGATTATGACAAAGCCACAGACATATTTGATGAGGCTAAAGAGAAAAATTTAGACCAAGTAATGAACAAATATTATGAATTGTTTGAAAATGGTAAACCAATGGAAGCTACCATTTAATAATTACGATAGCCGAAGTCGTTTTCGGGGGTTTACGTGAGGTTATCATTCCTCATCCTTTCCCTCGTTAGGTTGGCTGAAATGCCTATCGGGGAGTTGTTGGCCTAACCAACTACTAATATTATGATTACATACCAACAATTTATAGACCACCTTGGCGACCCAACACTTTGTTATAAAGACAGGTTCACCAACAAAATTGAAATATTACGATTAAAAAATGATTTAGGATGGACTATCGCTCACGCTCAGTCAATGCGAGGATGGACGACAGACGATAAAGACATACTAAAATGGTCAACTATTAAAGGATATTCAGTTGCTCATTGTCAGGCGTTTCACGGAGTAGTTTTTACATCAAAAGCTATTAACAGAATGTCTACTAAAAAAGGATGGCTACCAGCATCAATACGGTCTGATGGCACTAATACAATAAGTGTAGAACAATTGGGAAGTTTAGTCACAAAAAGCTACTCATTATTATCAAAAATTAGGAGAAAGAAATGAACGAAGCAAAAACTTACGACACAACAAACACCTGTATTTCATATATAGAAAATGGACTTTTTGCAAAAGCAGGAGTTGAAGCTTTACAGCGAGAAAGAAAACCAATATTAAAACTTAAAATAAATGTTGATGGCAAAGACGTTGAAGTCGCTTTATATTTTAAAATGGTATATGACACTGCGACAGGCAGTTTTACTGACCAATACAAAGTAACCAGTTCGGGTTCAAAAATGTTAGGCGGTAAAGTTGTTGCCCCATGGGTGGCGGATGTGGCGGATTCATTTACCAACGTTGATGATGGATTAAGAGATATGGGCAGGGACGAGCCAGAAGATGAAATTCCATTTTAGATGAAAGACCTTAATGTAAAAGTCGAGCCTCCACGTGAAATAACCTTTATGGATATAAACGACATAAAGCCCAATATATTAAACCCTCGAACAATTGACCAATCGAAATATGAAAAATTGGTCAAAAGCATTAAAAGATTTCCAACAATGTTATCCATTCGACCCATTGTAATAGATGAAGATAATGTGATATTAGGCGGAAACATGAGATACAAGGCTTGTAAGGAGGCAGGTCTTGAATCTTTACCAATTTTAAAAGTTGACAATCTTACGGCCAAGGAAAAAGACGAATTTATTATTAAAGATAATGTTGGTTTTGGTGAATGGGATTGGGAGATGATTAATGATAATTGGGATATAGATGAAGTAACCGAATGGGGTTTGGACGTACCCAAATTAAAAGATGATGTAACAGATTTATCGGATTCATTAGAAACCAGTTTAAAGATTGAAGTTGATTGTACAAGTGAGGAACAACAAGAAACATTATTCAATGAATTAATAGAACAGGGGTATGAGTGCCGACTTTTGACATTGTAAGAGAGACAACACCAAAGAAATCATTTCGCGTTGCCAGTGTTATGGGTAAATTTGATTTGGAATCTACTCACATTAAAGAACGTTTTAAAGGCAATATTCATTTTGATGATGATTGGCAAATAGGTTTAATTGTTGGTAATAGTGGAACTGGTAAAACAACCATAGCCAAAGAGTTATTTCCAGAAAGTTATGTTACAAATTTTGAATACAAAGAAGAATCCATATTGGATGATTTTGATAAAAGATTATCAGTGGACGAAATTACGAGAACGTTTAATTCGGTAGGTTTTTCTTCACCACCTTCATGGCTTAAACCTTATAACGTTTTAAGCAACGGTCAAAAAATGCGTGTTGATTTAGCGACAGCTTTATTGAAAGACGAACCTTTGATTGTGTTTGATGAGTTTACATCGGTAGTTGATAGGGAAGTGGCTAAGATTGGGTCATTTGCAATTCAAAAAGCTATAAGACGGTCAAACAAAAAATTTATTGCTGTTGGTTGCCATTTTGATGTTGAAGATTGGTTATTGCCCGATTGGATATTTAATACCAATGATATGACTTACAGCATACCTGTTAAAAAAAAAGACCAGACATTGACTTCCGAATATTTGAAACAAAAAGAAAATCCGAATATTGGAAAATGTTTAGTAAATATCATTATTTAAGTCATACACACAACAACGCGGCTAGAGTTTTTATAGCAACAGTTAATGGTGTTGTATGTGGGTTCAGTTCAACATTACCTTTTCCACATCCAATTAAAAAGAATTTTTGGAAAGAACACCGTACAGTTATTTTGCCAGACTATCAAGGTATAGGACTTGGTCATAGACTGAGTAATAATATAGCAGAAATACTTAAGCTGAATGGTAAAGGTTTTATATCAACAACTTCAGCACCTTCATTAATAATGAATAGAAAAATAGATAAAAATTGGGCTATTACTCGAATTGGAAGAACATCATTAGGAAGTAATACGGGCTCAATTCATAACAAAAACAAAAAAGGTAGTACATCAAGTAACAGAATAACGGTATCATTCCAATATATTGGATAAATTAACAAAAGTTAACAAGAATGAAACTATCAAATAATGAATTTTGGGCAGGGCTCAGAGAATCAGCAGGTTTATACTCACGTTCAGTAAGGTTATTTAAACGAGAGTATGGTGTTGATATAACAAGGATAGCAGTTAGGGCTAGAGCTTTACGCGACCCAGAACAATTGCAAGATATAAGAGAACAAAACTTAGACATTGCAGAAGAAGGCTTACATTCATTAATGAGAACAAAAAATGAAAATGTAAAATTAAGGGCAATTGATTTGTTTTTAAAAACTCAAGGCAAAGGTCGGGGGTATGTAGAAAAACAGGAATTAGAAATAAATGAAGATATGAATTTAACTATCAAATTTATTTAAATGTCCGCCGCGTTAGAATTACCAAAAATATTTAAACCTTTATTTACACCTTCAAGATATAAAATCTATTATGGTGGTAGGGGTGGTGGCAAAAGCTGGAATTTTGCTATTACTTTATTATCATTAGGCATTAAGTCAAACCTTCGTATTTTGTGCACTCGTGAAATACAGGGTTCAATAAAGCAATCCGTTCACAAATTATTACATCAATGTATTGTAAGAATGGGATTAGAAAAATTTTATCGTGTTACACGGGATGGC